ATTTTATTGTATTAGTAGATAAAAAGCATGATGTATATTTAAAAAATATGACTGTTGATTATGTACGTAATGGGTTAAATGAGGGTTTTGAATTTAGTAATCCAAATGAACGTGACCGATGCGGGTGTGGAGAAAGTTTTAGAGTTTAACCTAAACTCTTGCATTAAATTATAAAATATATTATAATAGTCTAATGTACATTCCAAACAAATATAATTATGTTCCTTTACTTAGGGAAACAATCAACGGATCACGTAAATACGCTACTCCTGATGGTGAGAAACTTCCTAGTGTTACAACTATATTAGATGCTACTAAAAGCGAAGAATCTAAACAAGCATTAAATAATTGGCGTAAACGTGTAGGTGTTCAGAAAGCACAAGAAATCACAACAGAAGCCGCGGGTCGTGGAACACGTATGCACAAGTGGCTTGAAGATTACATTAAGACAGGAGTACTCAATGAGCCCGGAAGCAATCCGTATAGCTTGCAAAGCCATAGTATGGCCCAATCAATCATTAGTCAAGGTCTTATTAAATGCAGTGAATATTGGGGTACAGAAGTTCCTCTCTATTATCCGAAAGTTTATGCAGGGACGACAGACTTAGTAGGTGTACACGATGGCAGTGAAGCTATCATGGACCACAAACAAACAAATAAGCCTAAAAAGCGTGAGTGGATTGACGATTACTTTGTTCAATTAGCGGCTTATGCTAATGCTCATAATGAAGTTCACGGCACAAAAATACGCAAAGGTGTCATTTTTATGTGTTCTGCTGACAATCTTTATCAGGAATTCATATTAGAAGGCCCTGAGTTTGTCAAGTATACTGACATATGGTTTAACCGAGTCGAACAATATTATATGAAGTTCTTATAATGGTTTAAGATAAATAAGTGTAAATCTGTGAAGAAATACACTTATGGCCATTATACAAATTTCGAAAATCCAACAACGTTCAGGTGATCTAGTAGACCTGCCACAGCTTGATGAGGCTCAATTTGGTTGGGCTAATGATGCTAAACGCTTATTTATAGGTGCTAGCAACGTAGCAGTAACCAATGTTGAAAATGTTGAAGTACTTACTTCTTATTCAACTATTAGTTTTAGTCAAGTTGAAGGTAGTAATGGTAGTAATGTTAACATTACTAATGTACTACCTGGTCAAATATTAGCATATGATATCAATACTAATTCATGGATTAATACTGGTGGAAATGCAGAGAGTCCTGACAACACTGCTGAATATGAAGGTATACCTATACATTTAGGAACTATTTCTAATGTTAAAATTGGTGGCGGAGCAACTGGTTATATATTAGAAACTGATGGTCAAGGTAATTTAAATTGGACAAGTAAAGGTACTTTGTACACAAATATCATAGCATTATCAGATGATACTCCAATTGTAATGACTGTTGCAAACACTACACCATATACAAATGATTCAGAAATTACTATTACAGGATCCGATGGCGCCAACGCTAACGCTATTGTTAACGGTCAAACATTTTACATAACTCTTTCAGTTGATTATCCAACTTCAGGAAACGTCAATCTATATACCGACTTTAGTAGAACAGTTGCGGCAGACGGTACTAATTTAGGAGTATCAACTCCAAACGTTGCTATTGCTACTTCTATTATTGGTAGTAGTGTATCTAATCCAGGTGGTTCTGTTAATACAATACAATATAACGATAGTGGTATTTTTAATGGTTCTGCTAACTTTACAATCACAGGTGGAAATATAGTATCATTGACTGGTAGTTTTACTGCAACTACTATTGCTGGATCATTAACAACTGCGTCACAACCAAATATTACAAGTGTAGGTACACTATCTGGTCTCGTTGTTGCAGGTAATATTATACCTAACGCAAACGTAACATATAATTTGGGTAATAACACAAATAGATTTAATGATTTGTATTTGGCTAATAGTACTATCTATATAGGAACACAAACAATTAGTGCCAATACAACATCTGTTTCTATTTCTGGAAACCTTGTTGCTAATATTACAGGAGATATATCAGGTAATTCGTTAACAGCAGGTACTGTTACAACTAATGCTCAACCTAATATTACAAGTGTGGGCACTCTTACCTCATTGTCATCAAGTGGAAACATTACTGGTGCAAATATATCAGGTACTCATTACGGAGCCGCTACAGGATTAACTTCTATTCCGGGTGCTAATGTTTCTGGTACAGTAGCTTATGCTAATATAGCCAATGCAGTAGCCGGCAGTAATGTATCTGGTGAAGTAACTTACGCTAATATAGCTAATGCAGTAGCCGGCGGAAATGTATCAGGTACAGTAGCTTATGCCAATATAGCCAACAGTGTAGCTGTAGCAAATGTTACTGGTATAGGAAATATTGCTACTATTAATAAAGACGGTAATTCAAGTAATGTATTATATGGTAATGGTGTATTTGCTGCCGCTACCGGCGGAGGTAATGGAACGTACGGTGATAGTAATGTTGTTACACTGTTAAACGCATATGGAAGTAATACTATATCTACAACGGGTAATATAACTTCAGGTAATATTATTACTACATCATTAACTACTGGAGCAAATATTACAGCAGGTACTCTTACGGGTAACTGGACACTAAGTACAGGATCAAGACTTAATGCAACATATGCTGACTTGGCTGAATATTATGAAGCTGATGCTATATATTTACCAGGCACAGTTTTGGCATTTGGTGGCAATAAAGAAGTTACTATTGCAGACGATGGCACAAATAAAGTAGCCGGAGTAGTATCTACCGATCCAGCATATGTTATGAATATGAAGTGCAAAGGTGAACACATTATAGCACTTGCATTACAAGGTCGTGTACCAACTAAAGTACGCGGAACAATACATAAAGGTGACATGTTAGTGTCAGGGGGTGATGGTTATGCTAGACCTAGTGCATCACCGCAAATGGGAACAGTTATCGGCAAAGCACTACAAAACTTTGACGGGATCGAAGGCGTCATAGAAGTCGCAGTCGGAAGATTATAATAGGAAAAATAAAATGGCATCATACGTATATACAGGAAATGCAGTATCACAACAATCAGCTAATATTGCTACGGACAAGATTAGAATATCAACTACAGGTGTAGCTATTCACGCTGTTACAGGATATCCCAGAGTAGCTGGTACTGGTACAGCAACGGCAGCAACTAACAGTGCAACATTAACTGGCGTGGGTACTGCATTTGACACTCAACTTGAAATTGGTGGTTGGATAGGCAATACGACCGGAACAACAGTGGGAATTGTATCAAGTATTGCAAACGCTACTAGTTTAACATTAACTGCTAATGCAGGTGTAGCACTATCAAATGTTGCATACACTTTCAATAACGCAGGAGTTCCTTACGCAATTGCTACACAACAGTCAGAGATTTATTCTGCTAATGATAGCTACAATAGTGTTTATTGTGGTCAGGGCAATGTGGTAGCATTCATTACTACTGGTGGCGGTGCAGGATCTGAATTCAGTATTACTGAACTTGGTATGCCTCACGCGGTTACTGGCACTGAATAATACCCTTTTTAGATAAATATAACATACACTCTCATTCGGAGAGTTTATGCAGTTACCCACTGCGTAGCGGCTAGAACCCGCTAATTTTACAAAGGAAAAACAAATGGGACGTCCTCTAAAAATCGCAAAGGCTCAAGCAGTCTTAACAATCACAGATACAACAGCGGCAACTGATACTGTTACCGTAACTGAAAGTTTAACAACAGCCGGCGTTATCGCAGGTATGCCATTCGTAATAGCATCTAGTGTTGGTAATTTACTTACTGCAACAACATACTGGATATTAGAAGTTATTGATGCAAATAACTTTACAGTTTCCGCTACTGACTTAAGTGCAAACACAACTCGCACACCGGTAGCATTGGCTGACACAACAGGTGGTTCAGTAGCAATGTCAGTTGGTGTAGTTGATGCTTATTTCAATAACCCACTAGGCGGTGCAGGCTTTCCTGCAACTAACGCTAATACATATGGTGTAGTTGGTGGCAACACAGGAATATATGGTTCACAGGTTCTACCACGTGTAGCTATCGGTATCTCTGGTACAGGTAACATTTATTCAAGTGATGCTAGCGCATTAGTTTATGGTGCTGGCACAGACTTTGCTAATACACTATCTACTGGTTCTGCAATTCAAGCAGTTGCCGCAGATGGCACTACAACTAACTTAGGATTTTCTACAGCTACATTTGGTTATGTATCAGTTGCAGTTGCAAACACAGTTGTTTCTGGTAACGTTATTGGTACAACAGGCAATGCACTAACATTAGCAGTAGATCAGCCAGTATCATTCAGTGCTAACATAGGTACACTAGTAGCAGGTACAACATACTTTGTTAAGACAACTGCTAATGCAGCCGCATTTACTGTCTCATCAACGTTAGGTGGTGCACCAAAAGTTATGACTGCCGCAACAGGTACGCCTAATGCATTGCAAGATAGCATTACATTGGGAGCAAACGCATCATCTACAATTGGTGGCTTGGGTCAGAATTATGTTTATGCAAATGACGAAGCAGGGTTTATCGTTCGTCAAAAGGGTAAGACAAAGTATCTAGTACAAGGTGGTACAACTGGTTTAATTGCACAATGCTACACAGCAAACGTTGCTAATACAGCATTGACACCAAATACAATGAACATCTTGTCTACTGATGCAGCCTCTGCTACGGCATTTGTTTCAAGTGTTAATGATTACAATTCTGAAGTGTTCCCAGCACAAGTTGCTGCCGGTTCATTAAGTGTAGGTACAGTGTATACAATTTACTCTACCGGCACAACAGATTGGACATTGTGTGGTTCAGCAAGTAATATGACAGGTGTTTCATTCATTGCTACAGCGACCGGTACTGGAACAGGTACTGCTGTTGTTAATAGTGTTAACCCTGATGTTATCGCTACATTCAACACAGCATACGCCGCTAATACATATGAAGGTCAGCCTAACCCAATCGTTACGATTGCTAATGCTTAATCATGATGGTAGCGAAAACTATTAAAATGCCAAAGACTGAAACGGATATCGCAGTGCTTCAAGTACAGGTACAAAACATCACAAATGATATCAGCGAAATCAAAGCTGATATCAAAGATGTTAATATTAGTATGGCGAAGAACAACGAAGATACACATCAGCTTCTCAAAGAAATGAAAGATGCTAGTGCCGGTGCTCATAGGGCTATGTCTGACAAAATCTCTGCGCTTGAAAAATGGCGCTGGATGATGATGGGAGCAGGTGTTGTAATAGGATCATTGGGATTCGATACGATAGCAAAATTGCTAAAATAAAAAAGAGACTTAGGTCTCTTTTTTTGTAAGTGCGTTTAGTTTCTTCTGAACAACATCAAAGTTAACTGTATTAAACAATCCCGGATGTAATGGTTTGGGATATTGTTTATTACCTACCCAAGCATAACCACAATGTTCATCATTTAATATAGGAGTAAATTCATCTGATACTTTACAAAAGAATGTATGATAGGTAAATGTATTATTGACAAACTTTTGTATTGGTACAAGTTTAGCGTGTTCGGGAAAATAATTTACTTCTTCAATGCATTCACGCTGTAGACCTTCAAGTAATGTTTCACCGGTTTCTATTTTACCACCGGGTATACCCCAGTTACCTGGATTTTTATTGTCATTGCGTAGCAGGTATAGGAAACGTTTTGTATTTTCAGAATAGAAAAAGATACCTGCGGAAATATTGTTCATACTATGATTTATCACAGTATTAGATG